AAGTGGGATGCATCTTATAATTACGCAAAATATAATAGAGAGACCGATGAAACTGGGTCACGCCTTTACCAGGTCGGAGAATATAATGTTCCATCAGTAACTACAATATTATCAAAAACACAATCTGAAGACAAGCGAAAAAAATTAGATGAGTGGAGAGAACGTGTAGGATACACAGAAGCGGCTAGAATCACTCAAAAAGCAGCCCTGAGAGGCACGGAGATGCACTATGTTTTAGAAAACTATATAAATGGCATAGGATATCTAAATCTCTCTGAGAAAGGGGCTGAGGCCCGTTTAATGGCACATGAGGTAAAAGGTTTACCTGAACTAACAAAAGTATTTGGTTCTGAGGTATCTTTAGCATATGAAAATAAATGGGCTGGTTCAACAGATTTAGTATGTGAATTTAAGGGAAAACCTACAATACTAGATTTTAAACAATCTAATAAACCTAAAAGAGAAGAATGGATAGAAGATTATTATTATCAAATTGCTGCTTACTCATTAGCACATAAAAAACAATATGGAGATATCAAACAAGGAGTGATTGCTATGTGTACTCCAAATTTAGTTTTTCAAAGATTTATAATGGACGAATCAACTTTAGCAGAATATGAAGAAAAATGGTTTGAAAAAATTGAAAAATTTTATCGGCACATACAACCATAAAAAGCACCACTACCATCATTCATAATATGTAAATTTAATGTATCAACATAACCTGTTAATTTTAATCTAAGTATGTCACACAATTCAAAACAATCTACATCGCCAGTAATAACTATGTCTTTTAATAATTCTTTTGTAACTGGTATTAGTTGATACAAACCATCATTTAGTATTATCAGTTCCATGTTGCACCTTTATCAATTGATTCATAATAGTTGTCCAAGGATTTAAATTATAGTCTTTAATTGCACAACCTGACAAAAATAATAAAATTAAAATAATTTTTAAGAAAGCCATTTTTTAGCTTCTTCCCCTAAAGTTTTAGCACTTAGTTTAATTTTATTTTTTAATGCAGATATAATCATTTCATCTACTGTGTCTTTAACAAGTAAGTCTATTACCAAGACGTTTTTATCTTGCCCAATTCTGTGAGCTCTGTCTTCACTTTGTTCACGCACTTCCAAATTATAAGAATTAGAATAATAGACAACATAGGAGGCAGAAACAAGATTAAGGCCATAGCCACCAGTACTAGGATTACCCACAAAAAAACGGACAGTATCTGAAGTTTCGAAGAGTTTAACATTTCTAATTCTTTGTCGGGCATCTACTGCACCGTATACACTAACTACTGAATCATTTCCATACCTATCCTTTAAAATATTAATAATTTTTTCTATATTATATATGTAGTTAGCCCATATAATAAATTTACCTTCGTTTTCTTCTATTACTTCTAACAATTGATCTAATTTAGGATCATCAAATTCTATTATTTTATGATCGTCAGTTTTAACATGGCCATTTACACACTGATGTAATTTAAGTATCTCAGTTAATTTATTTGAATAACTAACCTCTTCGTTTTGAATCACGGCCCACGCATTCCTCTTTAATTGTTCGTATGCTTTTTTGTGGTCATCTTTTAAATTAATGTAATGTTGAGTATATAATTTATCAGGTAAATCTAAACACTCTATCTTTCTACATCTATAAGAAAATTTTTTTAAATTTTGTTCTAGTTCTTCTAAGTTAGTATAATATCTAGGTAATAAAACTGATCTACCTCCCATATCAATTTCATGCATGACAGCGTACCTGGCTCTAAATGTATAGAATGATTGATGCCCTAATAAATCTCTGTCTAAAAATGCAACCTGACTATATAAATCTAAAGGTGATTTAGTTACTGGTGAACCTGTCAAAATTCTTTTAAAAGCAACAGTTTTTCCAAGTTCAATAATATTTTTAGTTCTTTTAGCAGTTCTATTTTTTATAGTTGTGGCCTCATCAATAACCATCATAGTTTGATTTGCTGCTGTTAATAATTCTTTTACTTTTTTTAAACCTGACTTATGACTCATGGCTTCAACATTAAATAAGTACCAAGTTAAATCTAATGGATCGTTAAATTGTGGGTCTAACATTTTATCAATTTTATGTGCTAATATTTTAAACTGAACAGAACAATGTGTTTCAATTTCTTTTTTCCAATTTAAGTAAACACTATTAGGAGCAATCACTATAACATTTTTTACTTTATTTTGTGTGAACAAATAAGATGCATTATCAATTGCAACTTTTGTTTTGCCTGTACCCATTTCCATAAAATATGCGAAATTATTTGACTCAGCACCTTTTATTAATGCTTGTCTTTGATGTTCAAAAGGTTTTGTCTTGTAAATATATTTCATGTTTAAACAAAAATATTTTTATTTTATTTCTTGCTTTAAGTAAACAAATAATTTATACACCTCGCAAGGAGGTTCTAATATGGACTTAGAAGCAGAGTCAACCATAACGGTTGATACAGCGAAGTCTGCGGACATCGCACAAACTTGCAATAAGCTTTTGGAAACTCAGAAACAGATAAAAACGGCTGAAGAAGAAATTAGCAAACTTAAAGAAGCTGAAAGAAATCTTTCTGACAATTTAATTCCAAACTTAATGCGAGAAGCAGGTATAAGCCTGTTAAAACTAAACGATGGTAGTTCGGTTGAAGTTAAACCTTATTATCAAGCTAACATCACAGAGTCTTTCAGAGAACGTGCTCACAATTGGTTGAGAGATAACGGACATGGAGACTTAATCAAAAACAACGTGACTCTTGAATTTGGAAAAGGTCAAGATGAACAAGCTAGAGCTGTAATACAGGATGCCCAAGAAAAAGGCTACAATGTAAAACAGAAAGAAGGTGTTCATTGGGCTACTCTTAGAACATTTGTAAGAGAACAAATCCAAGAAGGTAAACAAGTTCCAAACGATATGTTTGGAGTTTACGTTGCTAATCGTGTAACCATTAAGAAGGAGGACAAATAATGTCTGAAGCACAAAAAGCTACTAAAGAAGTAGCACCAAAAAAAGAAGCTAAGGTTCCAGTAAAAATGGACTTAGAAGCTTTATCAGGACAAGGTATGGAAAATATTACATCTCGTGATACTAGATTACCTTTACTGAAAATACTTTATTCAAATTCACCTGTACTAGATGAAGATGATGGTAAGTATAATGAGAAAGCAAAGCAGGGTGATATCTATAATGAGATTACTCAATCTTTGTATAAAGCAAAAGAAGGTGTACTTGCAGTGCCTTGTCACTACAATAACACTTTTAACGAATGGCAAGATAGAGGTGAAAGTTTGGGTAGACCAGTAAACATTCACACTGATCCTACTATCATGACCAAAACTACAAAGGGTGATGACGGTAAAGACAGATTACAGAATGGTAATTATGTTGAAGACACTGGTAACCACTTTGTACAATTACTAAATGAGAATTATGAACCTATTGAAATGGCTCTTATTCCCATGAAATCTACACAAAAGAAAAAATCTAAGTTGTGGAATTCAATGATTATTAGTAGAAAAATAAAAGGTAAGAATGGTTTATTCGTTCCGCCTTCTTGGTCGCAAGTTTATAGACTTAAAGCGACTAAAGAATCTAATAGTCAAAATTCTTGGTATGGTTGGTTAATTGAATTTGATTCAATTCTTGATCCTGCAAAACAATTAGACGCTTTACAAACATCAAAAGCTTTTTATGAGAGTTGTAAAAAACAAGACATCTTTAGTAAAGTTGCATTTGATGATGATGGTAAAGCTGAACCTAAGAAAGTAAACGCAGAAGCAACACCATTCTAATGCAAAATAGACTATTAGAGTTGTTCGAGGGCGACTCTAAGCAGTTCATCAAGGTCACCTTAACGGGTGACCAAGATGAAAGGGGTAAGAGAAAAGCTGATTACCTCACGCTCCACGAACCAGTGACTGCCGATTTATGGCAAGATCATTTACAGGGTAAATATGTAATTGGTCTTAGGCCTGAACGGGATGACAAAATTAAATGGGGATGTATAGATGTTGATCCTCAAAGTTATAAAAATTATAATTCAAAAAAATATATTGATATCATAAAAGATTACAAACTACCTTTAATACCTGTTAGATCAAAATCAGGAGGCCTTCATATTTTTTTATTTTTAAAAGATTGGGAGGACAAAGCAGAAGTTTTAAAAGTTTTACATAAATGGAATAACGAATACTTTATGGCTAACGAAGTATTTCCTATGAATAAAGCATTGGGTATGCCTTACTTCAATGCAAAAATGACAACTGAATTTGCATACAACGATGACGGGACACCAGTTATGGTTGAAGCTTTTTTAGAATTGGCACAACTTAAACGCACAACTTTAGAACAAATAAAAAACTTAAAAGCAACTTCATATGAACCTGAAGAGGGTTGGAAAGACTATCCTCCCTGTGTACAAAAAATGATACAAGAAAAATGGTCAGGTAATCATAGAAACGATTTATTATTCAATGTTGGTGTTTTAGAAATGAGAAAGGTAGATGGTAATCTATCCAAAAAAGAAATTACAGATATTTTATTACAAAGAAACAAACAGATATTTTCTAATCCTTTAGATGAAAAAGAAGTTATAAATACAGTTGTAAAATCAGTTAGTAAAAAAGATTATAATTTAAGATGTAAAACTCCTTTATGCGATAAAGAAAAATGTTGCACAAGAAAATTAGGTATTATGCAGGAAACTCCTGCTATGATTGATGAGTTTGATAATGTAATGTTTATCAGAGACATAAAAGAATCTTTTTATCAGTTTAATTATCAAGGAGAAAAAATTATGGTCAAACCTGAAGACCTTGCTTCTGAATTAAATTTTAAAAAGAAATTATTAAATTATAAAATTTTATGGAAAACATTACCTAGAAGACAAAAAGTTAATATGTGGGATTTATTTCTTGATGCATTTGTTAAGAAAGCAGAAGAGTCAGAAGAATTTAATTATGCAGAAACTCTTGAAGATATGAGATATCAAACATTAAAAGAATTTTTTGAAGATACAATTGAGCAAGATGATTTTAAAAAATTAAAAGATGGTTATGTTGTGTTAGATTCTAAAACAAATATTTGTTATTTTAAAAGAACAACGCTAGATAATTGGATGAAAAAGAAAATGAATAAAGCATTTAACAATTCTATGGAAGCATTAAGATTATTGAATTGTACTAGACATGAATATTATGAAGGAGAGAAAAACATTTGGTCAGTAGATATGCCTGAGTTTATTAATCATCAAGAAATAAAAAGAAATAAACCAAGTAAAAAAGAAGAGAAACTAACGGAGATGGACGATGGATACCATACAGGAAAATTCAGAGATTCAAAAACTAAAACAACTTCATAAAAAAACAATAAAAATTTATGGGCCACCAGGAACAGGAAAGACTTACACTTTAATAGAAAGAATATTAAAAAAACATTTAAGAAATGGTATCCGTCCTGAAAAAATTGCTTTTATATCTTTTACTAATAAAGCTGTTAACACTGCAATAGAAAGAGCTCTTGCTGCTTTTCCACAATATACCATAGAAAACTTTACAAGATTTAAAACCTTACACAAATATTGTAGAAGATATTTTTCAGAAGAAGTATTTGATATTAAAAGCTGTATGATTGATTACGCTTTACAAGAAAGTATTATCAAAAGATCAGACAACAGATTAGAAGATGATGACTTCGTATATAAAGATTGGTCTTTATCTATTTATGATAAGGCAAGAAACAGGATGGAAGACCCAATAAAAGTATATAAACAAGAGTCTTACAAAAAAGATAACATAGATGTTTTTCAAAGAAAAATAGCTACTTACGAACATTATAAAACAGGAGGTGGCGAAAGATCATTTATAGATTTTACAGATATGATTGAAAAAGCCATAGATGAAATAGATTTTCCTCCATTAGATATTTTAATTTTAGATGAAGCACAAGATTTTACTCCTTTACAATGGTCAGTTTTATTTAAATTAGCCAACAATTCTAACAAAATTTATTTAGCAGGTGATGATGATCAAGGTATCTATCAATGGAATGGTGCAGATTCAAAATACTTTACAACTTACTTTCCTGGAAGAAAGGTGGTCTTAAGAAAAACAAGAAGATTTGGAGAAGCTATTCATCATTTTACTGAAATAATTAGAAGAGGGATTATAGATTCAGAAGAAAAAGAATATCTACCCTCTAACAAAGAAGGCTTTGTAAAAAGATATTTAAATTTTAAAGAAATAGATTTTAGCAAAGAGGGCACTTGGTATATATTAGGACGAGTTAATAAAGTTGTAAACGAATTGAGAATGGCAGCCAAAGAAGCTGGGTTATATTTTGGTGACAATAAAAATAATAAATCTTTTGATAGAAAACAATGGTTAGCAATTAAATCGTGGACAGCAATCACAAAAGATAAATCTATTAACAAATCAGATGCAGAGATAATGTTCAAATATATCAGAGACTTAGAGAAGGACGCTTTTAGACAAGATAAATTTTGGATGGGGCAGCCTGATTTTAAAACTTATAACTTTACAGAACTAAAAGAATGGTGCGGTCTTACAATACCTGATGAAAAAAGAAACAAAGAATGGTGGTGGATATTAAGAAGAAATTTTACATCGAGGCAAAAAATTTATTTTATAAGATTATTAAAAAGGTACGGACAAAAACAATTAGATGAAGAACCAAAAATAATTATTGATACTATACACAGTGTAAAAGGTGGTGAAGCAGATCACGTTGTTCTTGCAAGTAAGAATGATTATGCTTCTGATTTTAGTAGAAAAAATAAATTAGATCAAAGTGGTGAAAGAAAAGTTTATTATACAGGGGCTTCTAGAGCAAAAAATACTTTACATATCCTGTCAACTGATTATAAGTATCACTATCCAATTGGAAGAGATTATTTAATTTATTTGGAGGAAACAAGATGACGTTTAAACAATTAATATTACAAGCATTAGAAGATAAATATAATGCTCAAATATCAGAAGCTGAGGCTACTTTAAAAATATATCTTGAAAAACCAGTTGCTATTGGTGAACACCCACAACATGTTGATGAAGCAGATAAGTTAATTGAAAAAATATCAAATGCAGAAGAAAAAAAAGAAATACTCAGAAGTTACCAGGATGACAGATAAAGGTTTATTTGACGATGCCTTTCCACAAGACAGGCAGGTAGGAGGTTCACATTATAAATTTTTTACCATTCAACCTTATGAATTTATATCTAAAAATAATCTTACGTTTTTTCAAGGTAACGTAATTAAATATGTTTGTAGATATAACTATAAGAATGGTGTCGAAGATTTAGAAAAAATTAAACATTATTGTGAATTAGAAATAAAAAAGTTAAATGACATGGAGGGAAAAAAATGAAAAACAATCGTAAGGCATATCAAATTTTTATGAAACTGCCTAAAGAAGAACGTAAAAAACTACGTGTAGAGCATGAGATAGAAGAAATAGATAACATGGATAATAAATCTTGGCTTTGTAGATTTGGTAGATGGTCAGGTTCTTTTTGGAATTGGTTGTGGATGACAAAATTTAAAAATGCTAATAAATAAAATTTTGGAAATACACGCAGAATGGTTAGAAAAGAATGGCTTTAGTAAAGAAGCTAAAGAATGTTCTAAACAAGCAAAAGAAACTAAAGATAAAGATTGGCGACAAGTTTATTTAAATAGAGCACTAAACAAAGTGAAGAAAAAATGAGTTTACAATTAACAATGAATTTTAAAAAACATATGTGGACAGCACCAGTAGAATTTAAAGACTTATCAGGATATTCTGAAATAGCAATTGACCTTGAAACTAAAGACGATGGTATAAATAATAATCTTGGTGCAGGTTGGGCAACTAAACGTGGTGAGATTATTGGTTTCGCTGTTGCAGTAGAAGGTTGGCAAGGATATTTTCCTTTTGGTCATTTTGGTGGAGGTAATTTAATACCTGAGCAAGTAAAAAAATACATGAAAGATGTGTGTGCTTTACCATCAACTAAAATATTTCATAATGCTCAATACGATGTCGGTTGGTTAAAAGCTTCAGGAATCACGGTCAACGGACAAATAGTAGATACAATGATAGCGGCAGCCTTAATTAATGAGAATCGTTGGTCTTATTCTTTAAACGCTTTATCAGTGGACTACTTGGGTGAAGTAAAAGCTGAGACTGATTTAAAAGAAGCGGCAGCTAGTCATGGTGTAGATGCTAAATCAGAAATGTGGAAGTTACCTGCTGAGCATGTTGGCCATTACGCTGAACAAGATGCACGTCTCACGCTCCTTCTTTGGCAGAGATTTAAAACAGAAATTAGAACACAAAGCCTAGAAACTATTTGGAAACTAGAATCTGATCTATTACCAATACTGATTCAAATGAGGTCTGAGGGTATTCAGGTCAATTTAGAAAAAGCTGAACTACTAAAAAAAGAATTTGCAGAGCAAGAAAAAAAACTACTACACAGAATAAAAAAGTTAGTGGGTAAAGAAATAGATATATGGGCTGCTCGACAAATTGGCGAAGCTTTCGATAAACTTGGTATAGAGTATCCAAGAACTCAAAAAACAAAAGAACCATCATTCACTCAAAATTATTTGTTTAATTCTCCTCATGAAATATCAAAAGTTATAGTACAAGCTAGAGAAGTAAACAAGTTTCACAATACATTTTTAACAGGAATAACTAAATTTCAAAATAATGGTAGAATACATGCAGAAATAAATCAATTAAGATCAGATACAGGAGGCACTGTGTCAGGTCGATTGTCTATGTCTAACCCAAACCTACAACAACTTCCTGCAAGAAATAAAGAGTTTGCACCTAAAATTAGAGGATTGTTTATGCCGAATGATGGCTGTAAGTGGGGTTCTTTCGATTATTCTCAACAAGAACCAAGACTTGTGGTTCATTATGCTTCATCAATAGGTGAAGGCTATGAAGGTTCAAATGAACTTGTTGAAGCTTATGCAAATGCTTCAGCAGATTTTCATCAAACTGTTGCTGATCTAGTTGGTATTGATCGTAAACAAGCTAAAACAATTGGACTAGGTTTAATGTATGGAATGGGAAAAAATAAATTAGCAAACTCTCTTGGCCTGGATAGAGAAGAGGGCGATAAAATTATTGCAAAGTATAATCGTAAAGTACCTTTTGTTAAATTATTATCTGACCGATGTATGCAGAAAGCTGATGCAGAGGGTGTGATACGAACTAAACTTGGACGTAAGTGTAGATTCGATGAATGGGAACCACGAGACTGGGGACTTTGGACTTCAGAATCTTTTGAAAATGCTGTTGCTAAATATGGTAAAGATAATATTAAAAGAGCTAAAACTTATAAGGCCTTGAACAGATTAATTCAGGGTTCGGCTGCCGATCAAACTAAACTTGCAGTAGTTGAATGTTACAAACAAGGTTATATTCCAAAGTTACAAATACATGATGAACTTTGTTTCGATGTTGAATCAGAAGAAGATGAAAAAAATATTAAAAAAACTATGGAAGAGTGTATGCAACTAAAAGTACCTAGTGTTGTAGATGTTGCTATTGGTGAAAATTGGGGTGAAACTTCTTAAATTATATTAGAGCGACAGAACCCCCGTACAGAAAAACTGTTTTTTAAAAATTATCGAACCTATAAGTTAGCTACTAACTTTTGATTGTCAGGATCGTAATCTTTATGAGCCAATCTACAATGTTCAACGTCAGCCAAAACCATTTTTTTTCTTACTGTTCGGATTTGTTCTTCAATTGGTTTCATGTCCACAGTCACTCTACCCTCAAGTAGATACTTTTGATTCCAACTGTTTTCCAACTCCATCTTCTTGGCTAACAATTCCTTGTTCGCTGTTGGGTTCATTTTTTTTCTCCTCGTAGAAAAAGAATTGGTAATCAGGTCTATAAACTCCTTCTTCGACAACCTTAAAATTTCCATTTTCTAATTCCTTTATGAAGTCTTGTTGTATCGTCTCGTCACTTTGTCCTTTGAATTCTGAGACAATCAGATATCCTCCTTGACGACATTGGACACGATAAGTCTTCATGAGATAATATATACTATTTTAGGTGGGTACGTCAACCTTCTTAACAGGCTGACAATAAATTTGAATTCCAACAATAAATAAATTTTTTTCATTTAATCTTATTTCAACTTCTTTGGTAAATTCTTTAGCTCTATTAACACATTTTTCCTTATTTTCATAGTATATCGCAGGTTTATCATAGAAATTTATGCATTTAATAGCAGTGGGTAAATTGAAAGGAGCAGTACAAAGTGTGCCCAGCATAATAAAATATTCAAACATTATGTAAGAATATCACAGAATTTTTTACATTGATATCTCTTGCTATTTATAATAAAAGGTGGGACATCAAAGGAGTAATTATGGATATCAATAAATGGAAATCCGTTGCAGTTAGAAAAGACGATTATGAAGTTTTAAAAGCAATCTCTAAAAATAAATTTAGGGCTCCTGCTTCAATGATTAGTAAACTCGTAAACGATTACATAGGTTTTCAAGCTAAAAAAGAAAAAGTTAGTGTAGAAGCTTATAAGAAAAAACTACTAAATGGAAAAAATGGTAAACCCTAACCCATTTCACAAGGAAATTAGGTCTCTTCAAGAGGAAAATAAAAATCTTCTTGAAGAACTTAATGACACACGCCATAATCTCATCTATTACACAAATCGTTGTATTTTCTTACAAAATATTATAAAAAAATTGTTAAGACTTAAGAAAAAATTATTAAATTAATTTTTTGTCAACGTCTTACAATTATGATCAATAATATTTATACTATTCGTATGTCCAAAAAAGAACTCGAAGATTATTTAAGCGATGATTACTTGAAACAATTTGAAGAAAAAGTAGCTACTCGTGATCGTCAAGAAATAAATGAACTCATGCACGAAATTCATGCTGACTATGAATTTCTTACGGATTCTTACGCTCCACCAAAGTTAATAAGATACTATCATGAGTTATTATCAAGACTTGTTAAAACTTATGGGCATTAATTTTGCTACCGAAATGGTTCAGCAAAATAAACCTAACGAGGTTAAACTTTGGAGGGCAGTTATCAATAACGCTCTTGGTGACGCTACAATAAATTTAAATGATCGTAAATCATCAATTCAGAAAATGGACGCTCATTATTGGATTACAAACAATACTGATGATTTTCAAAAAGTTTGTTATTACGCTGACCTTGATCCTGAAAACATAAGACTTCAATATTTAAGAGCGATTAAAAGAGGTAAAATAATTTTTACTGATCGTCAGTACAAGTGGAGTAAATACAATGACAATTATCAAAAATTAAAAGAAGAAAAGAATAAAGAAGAAAGAAAAAAACTTCGTGAAATTGTAGAGTATTTAAGAAAACTTGTTTTTAACTCAACTAATAAACCGATTAAGATTTGATGAAAGAGGCAGTCTCCCGCCTCTAACACCATGTTTAAACAACTATTGAAAGGGAGCAGTTAATGAAAAACTACTTCCTAAATAAATTATCATGGGTCTTGATTAAATGCAACTCTTAAATTAAAAAGGGTAGAACAAGTACCCCTACCTATCCTACCCTATCGCACTGCGTCCTCACATGAGGGCATTAGAACCATAAGTCTGTTATACACGGCTCACGGAACTAAATTCTTAAATGGCTTTTTTCTCATATTGTATCCTGGAACAAAACTTCGCTTGACAACCTCCTTAGCGATACAATCTTAGTCAAGTACCATAGTTATAACAACAGGGCTAATATTACAAAAATTGCAAATATTAATATGTCATGCCCCATTAAATTAACTCTAACATTTTCATAATTATTTTATACTTATTTTTTTCTCTTATTTTCTTGTATAATATTGTAAGCATTTTCCATAGCTGACTTCATCATATTAGATTGATTAAATCTTTTTATTTCAACATCAACTACATTGAATAAATTTTCTAAAGCTACAAATGTTTTGTTTGTAAGAATATTTTTTTGAGTGTCTTTGACTAAGTTTTGTTGTTGCTTGGTCAATACTTCAATATTTTTATGGTATTCTTCTACGTCTTTATCGTTCATCATTTTCTTTTAATATGTTTATAATCCAAATATCCTGAGCACCACTCATAAAAATCATGGTCATCATCTTGCCAACACTCTGCAAAAGTAGGATCATCATTTCTTAGATTATTGTATTCATCTCTCGCTTCTTTTTCAGTTTTTCTTATTATCATTTTAACTCCTTTTCAAAAAGTTAGGATATCATAAGATGAAACAAAAATCAATAATTATTTTTTCCTTAATTGTATGACGTTATTAGTCTTTTTAAAAATTAAAACTGGCTTATCAAAAAGAATTCCAAATTTTTCTAATATTTCGTGTTCAGTTAAATTAATAGGTTTTTTAGAATAAACAAAAGCTGTTCGTTCCCCTTTATTAATATAGTATGTATGATTATCCATTTTATCTAATTTTTTTATTTTACATTCGAAGAAATAAGACACTAATTGCCCGTCTGTCATTTTCTGAGCGTCACTGGTTAAAAAAGAATAGTAATCAAAGTATTCATACTCCCCGTCCCTGACACTAAATTTTACCAAAGTAAATTTTTTACTCATTATCCCTGCTCAGTTTTGGTATGTTCTACGTATTGGTTGTATTTAACTTGTGCTTCATAAATTCTTTTTGACCAATCTTGACAAACTAAATAAATACCATCATCTTTTTCACTCCATAATGTATCGTAGGGTTGTCCTGTTTCTACTATCCATTGGTCAATCATTTCTATATCAGTAGCCCAATCGCCACAATTATAGTCGTCCCATTT